AGTTGCAGACATTGCGTCTGGCGAAACTGGCTCAATCGCTTGCTCTGGGGTTTACACCTTTGAGAAAACATCTGGAGCTTCATTGGCTCAAGGTGCGATTGCTTACTACAACGGCACATCCAAAAAGCTGACCGCGACCACTTCTGACGATGCCGTCGGTTATGTGGTTTCCGTTAGCGGCACGACTGTCTCACTTAAGATTGTCGGCTTTAAGGTTGCCTGATGCTGAACGACCTGGCTAACAGGGCGCTCAAAGCGGGAATTAGCGTGATGGGGGAACCTATCACGCTCACCCGTGGCGGGACAGCACACAGCTTGAAAGGTATTTTCCAAGAATCTTTCAAGCAAATGGACCCTGATACCGGGTTCCCTGTAACGACGCTTCAGCCTGTTGTTTCGATAGCGCGTTACGACTTAAGCATTGAACCCAAAGTTGGCGATTCAATCGCGGCGCGTGGCGTCAGTTACAGAGTTCGCGATATTCAATCAGACGGCCACACGGGCCTTCAATTGATGTTGCAAAGAACAAGCGCAAGGTCATGACATGCCGTCAAATCTGTTCCCGTTTATTGAAACAAGGCACCCCCGGCGGGTTGTAAGGGAAGGCGTTGCCGAGCGTCTCTCGACAGTTAACAACACTGTTAACGATGCGGTTTACCCGGCAGATTATGACCACACAAAAGTCGAGGGCGATGAAGGCTTCATTCCTCGGCAAATGCGAAACATTTATTGGACACCGGCACAAGACCGAGTTTTCAGCACCCGTTCAATTGAACTAACGCCTGAAGACTTGCCTTGCATCATCGTTCAGGGCAACGAGGAATCCGTTGAGCCACTCCAGAAATCAGGATTTGACGGCGGCTACAAACGGACGCTCACCGTCACAGTTGAAGGACTAGCGGAAGCCCTGGATGATGTTGAAGACAATTTGGATTTGCTAGCCCTTGGCGTTGAAGGTGCCTTAGATGGCTTAAACGTAACTGACGCTGAATCTGGGTTCCTTACTTTGCAGTCCACTGAAATGGACGTTGACCGCGATGGTGAAATCCCAATTGGCGCAGTTCGGCTAACCTATTCTTGTGTTTATCACACTTACCACCTTGGCGCGGAATTGGGCACATTTGATCTAGACAATCAGTGCATCATCCCGAATGGACCGCAGCCGCCAATCAGTAAAATCATCCTGAACACCAATTTCGGGACTGAGACCTATCAACACCCCGAAGACTTTTAGGAGACCAACCCATGGCAAAAAAAACAGCAACCAAAGAAGTGACCAAATCAAAAGCAGCTATTTCAGCAAAACAGCTTGCAGATTTTATGGGCGTCGAGCAGAGCAAAGTGAAAGGGCTTGCGGCTTACTGTGATGCGGCCCAACAGGTTTGCAACGCCTTTGCAGAAAGCGACCTAAAGGAATCCCACGTTGCGACCATGGCGCTGCTTCATTGCGCAGTCTGGCTAGAGCAAAGCAAAGCCAAGACCGTTGAGCAATTAAGCAAATTGCCCTTAACAGTCCGTTACATGGTCATCACCGCAGCGGAAGCAGATAAAGCCTGATGAGTTTCGCGGTTCCTAGATCGAACCGCCGAACTTCAGGAGTTGGTGATTATGAATCAACCGACGTAGCACGCAACATTGGCTCGCTCTTGCGGTTTGGCAAAGTTCACAGCGTTGACCATGCGCAGCGGCTGTGCCGTGTTGCCCTGCCAAATGATCTGATAACTGACGATCTGCCGTGGGTCACTTTTCGCGCAGGCGGCAACGTATTTTGGGCCGCTCCATCTGTTGATGAAGCGGTTTTGTTGCTTTGCCCTTCTGGTGAGCTGAATAATGGCGTTGTCTTGCCAGCTTTGCAAAACAACCCAAATGGAACTTATCCGTTTAATTTTTCGGATCTTGAATACAAGTTCGGTGACTTAGGAGATCCCCGCGAAGGGCTTTGGCGTTGGATCTTTTCTGATGGCGCGATCTTAGAAAATGACCCGGTAAAAAATCAATTTAGAGTTGAGCAAAACCAAACCAGGCTTCAAGGCAAAGAACTGCTCCATCTGCACTCAGAAAAATTTATTTATATCGAAGCAGATGAAGAGCAGGGAATTGTCCACATAAAAGCGCCGATGATCAAGCTCGATGGGGATGTTCATATCACCGGGCAATTGATGCAGACGGGCCGAATTATTGGCATCGAAAAAAGTGGCGAAGGTATCAAGAGCCTGGACCTAGTAGGCGACCCAATCAACCTCAACAGCAATGGCGGCGTCCTAGGGATGTTGGCCGGTCTCCTCGGGTCTGTAGCTGGCGGGGCGCTGTCTTTGGGTCAGCTTGGCTCAATCATGGGCGGCGGCGCGAATGGTTTGTTGGGTGGGCTTCAGAACTTGGCGAACGGTGTCCTAGGGACTGGCGGACTGCAAAACTTACTAACGGCAGCCGGTGGCCTAAACATCTCAGGTATTGGCGCGGCAATGAACGTTGTCGGCGGTCTGCCCGTCCTGGGCGAAGTAATGAACGGGCTCGGATTTGTTGGCACTGTGCTCCAAGGCCAAACCGGCACGGCTTTGTCGGCTTTAACTAGCGGCAGCGGGTTAAACCTTGCCGGAGCTTTCCAGGGGTTGTCTGGGCTGACCGGAGCGATTGGGGATCATTTCAACATTCCGGCCCTTAGTAACCTCAGCGACTTAACAGCACTTCCAGCTCTAGAAAGCATTATCAGCGGCGGACAGCTTACGATCAACGACGTGATGGACGTTGCAAGCGGCGCGGCTGGCGCGTTTGGGGCACCGGTAGACGTGACTAACGCGATTAACTTTGCCACTTCAGCGGCGGCCACCGTTGCAGGCACGGACCCAAATGATGGGTCGTCAGTTTTTGAAGCTGGTCTGACTTTGTTTCAAAACGGTGGCGGCGCAATTATGGACGGCTTGCTAGGCAACAACAGCCGAGTTTCAGCCGAACAGATCGCTCATAAAATTTCAGAACTAAACCTCGCGAGCACGCTTGATTCCTTAGAGGCAGCTGGGGTGAACGGTGGCCAAGAAATCGGCAGGTTAATCTCAGACGGTGCGATCACTCTTGAGCAAGTGCTCGACTTAAGCAGCGTTTTTCAAGGTGGCCCGGATGCAGTGGCTACAGCGGCAGCGGGGATGAACTTAGGGGGAGAACAAAAATTCTTCGACACTTTTGAACGGGCAGCTCCTGGCGATGTTCCTGCTCGCGACATGAGCAGCAAGCGCGGATCAGACACGGACCCGAAAGAACAGCAGCCACCCCCGGACGCTTACAGCGACTGGAACACCGTTTACACCTAGGAGGCCACAAATGCCCGGAGTTGCAAGAGCAGGAGATTTTTCAAGCCATGGCGGTGTCTTGACCGTACCCGTGGACGCGAGCGTGCGAACAAACGGGCGGCCAACAGCGCACCTAGGGACTGTTCACGTTTGCCCAATCCCTAAGCACTCACCAAGCCCAATCTTTCCCGGCAATCCGTCAGTGCGTGTTGGAGGAAAGCCAATCGCTACGATTGGCACAGGGGCTGGATGTGGCGCTGCTGTGTCGACTGGATCCGGTAACGTGAACGCAGGTTAGGAGGCTTAGAATGGCGATAGGCATGAACCGGGAAACCGGAAAACTTGTAGACAACACGGAGCATTTAAAACAAAGCATCCGCGACATTCTTTCAACCCGCATTGGAACCCGCGTAATGCTTCGCGAGTATGGGTCAAACATTCCTGAACTCGTTGATTTGCCAAGCAACAGAAGCACGATCGCAGCAATTAGATCCGACATTATTTCTGCTCTCAATAATTGGGAGCCAAGATGCAGGGTCAACCAAGTTACGCTCACTGAGCTTTCAGCAGGTCAAGTCACTTTTGATCTCTTTTTAACCTATCTCCCGAACGGAGAAGAAATCGCACTTGTAGGAGTGACTATCTGATGGCTTTAAATCTTGATTCACTCGCCGCACCGGAAATAATTGAAGACATTTCCTTCCAAGACATTTTTAACGAATTACGCGCTGATTTTTCGTCTCGCTTCCCAGACTTTTCGGCTTTAGTCGAATCTGACCCGGCCATTAAGCTTTTAGAAGTA